CTTAACGGTAATCAAAAATCGAAGCTAATGACGCCACATAATGTGGCTGATAACTTTCTCAACCACCAATTTGGGTGGGTGCCGTTCGTAAATGATCTTGGTAAGTTTGTTACAACTTTCCAAAATTCCGCCGACATTAAGGCCAGATTAACGGCCAATAATGATCGATGGACGAGACGGCGAGTAGTTCTAGAAGATACACAAACCAGTCGAGTAGTCGAGAGCGGTGGTGGTATGAAGGTTCAACCTGCACACTACCTCGTTTCAAGTCTATTCGAAGTCGGGAAAGGACCTACTTGGGAGACCAAGATGCAGGAACATTCATATGTCTCTGCAGTTGGTTCTTACAAGTATTACCGACCCGAGTTTGATGATTCATTGCCGGATTATGATTCGGCATGGAACAACGTATGTCGTGATTTAACGATATATGGTGCCCGATTGAGTCCATCAAACGTGTATCGTGCAACGCCTTGGACGTGGCTGATTGATTGGTTTACCGACTTTGCAACTAATATAGATGCATTTTCGGATATCGCAATCGACGCAGTCGCGGCCAGATACCTGTACGTAACTAAGCACATCTCTACAACGCAGGTTCTTACTCAGACCCTGCCGTTTAAAGATGGCGTAGTTCAAGCTTCCTGGCCAATTACTTGGCAAGAGAAGGCTCGGAACGGCGCAGGTACCCCTTATGGTTTTGGCCTGTCCTGGAACATGTTAAGTCCGGGACAATTAGCGATCTTAGCCGCTTTAAAGATTACACGGTAGGGTGTTATAGGTTGTTGTCGCCTAACCGGCTTCAACCCACCTATAACTATAGTCCTAACCGTGTTTCTTTGGGTAAGATCTATCTGTCTACAGCTTTGAACAAGACTTTAGCCTTGGAAAGCTATGGTCTGCTGTAGTCTAAACTCCGTAAAACTTTGGAGGTCAACTACGTTATGTTTGCAGATCCACAAGTCGTTACCGTTAATTCTGTCGCGAAGTCAATGGCGCGATTCTTGATAGATGGCACAAAAGCCACCTACCAAACGTCAGATGAATTATTTCGTCTGACGATTTCGCATACGAAATCCGGAGATCGAACTCGATCAATGGTTCGTATTGACCAGCGGGCTATCGTTACCAATCCATTGGATTCTTCCAATGATTGGGATACGCTTAGCTTCTATTTCGTGCTCGATAGACCCACATATGGGTTTACTCAAGCTCAAATAGAACAGTTAGTAGCCGGTCTTAAGACCTGGCTAGATAACACAGCTCTGGGAAAGCTTACTGGCTCAGAATCTTAATTCTGGCCAATTCCTTTTCGATAGAGTTTTATTCTGTGTTGGTACCGACTTCGTTGGTGCCAATATTGGCATCAACAATGTAGACATGCGTAGCTTGAAGCCGACCCCCTAATTAAGGAGGCAGCTTGAAAAGCAACGCAAGTGACTATCTGGAGTTGGCCCAAGCTATCTATATAGATGCTTGTGCCAAGTGTGTCGCTGACGTCTCTGATTTACGTGATCTCTTAACTTTGAGAGCACGGGTCAAAGATGAAGGTATATCGTTTTTAACGATAACTTTACCCCAATTTTGCCGTGACTTCGAAAGAAGCTTGGCAAATGGGATTATTGACTCAACACTCTTCCTAGGTTTTAGGAAGAATGGATCAATCCCTGCCTTTTTGCAAGGTATGATCAGTCAAATCTTTGACCGAGAGACAGGAAGGATTTTATATGACGAAGCCAAAAATTGCTCAACCGATGTCCCAATCATCATTGGAAGTATCAGGCAAATTTGCCTGGCTTTCAAAAAGATTGAGATTGCCTGCTCCCCTGATAGGGTTGCAGACGCGGTTAACAACTTCGTCACAATTGAGCGATCTTTTGAAACGTTTTCGCTTTCCAATTCGGCTCGCGCTAGTTTTACTAGTGCAGCTGATGTACTTTGGGGCCCGATGGTTAGTACAATTGTACTTAACCGTTGTACCCCCAAGCACGGACCTGGAACTACTGCTGAAGGGATTACTGGAAACAGTAAATACCAGTGGCAGTATTGGCACGATCGTTTGGAGCCTTATTTCCCTCTTATTGACAATGGGTACCCTATGGGTATCTCATGTCATCTCGAGGGGCTCCAAAGTTTGACGACCGTGTCTGAGGCTAATGAACAACCTGTTAAAGTTGTTTTAGTCCCAAAAACGTTAAAAAGTCCTCGTGTTATTGCAATTGAGCCTTGTTGCATGCAATTTGTGCAACAGGGGATCCGATCTGCTCTTTACGAGAAGGTCGAATCTAATTGGTTGTCTTCTGGCCACGTTAATTTTCGTGATCAGTCGATTAACCAACAACTCGCAGTAACATCGTCGATGACGGGTCAATTAGCAACGATTGATTTATCCGATGCAAGTGACCGGGTTCCCCATGATCTTGCTATGGAGATGTTTCGATCACACCCTGATCTTCAGGATGCGATTAACGCATGTCGTTCGACGAAAGCATTACTTCCTGATGGGAGAAGTTTATCTCCTCTCTTGAAGTTTGCTTCAATGGGTAGCGCTCTGTGTTTCCCTGTGGAAGCCATGTATTTCTACACTATTTGTGTAGTGGCTCTCCTCAGTGAAATGCACCTTCCTGTAACATCCAGAAACTGTTTTAAAGTTTCTCGTGATGTTTATGTCTA